AGCGTATTGTCTTTCTGGCAGAGTTATTGTTGCGTACTCGCAAGCCATATCCTATTTCTGGCTTTGGCTCGGTTATTAGTTTGCCTTGATCAATGCTTTTTGTCTCGTTCTTCTTTTTCTTTATTTTATTATCTTCTGGTTTCATAGTTTTATATCAGGTTTGTATGTCATAGTATGTTCCAAAGTTTGTATAATCTTGTGGATCTGTTGAGCCAGCAGCATTTGTCAATCGTATATTATAATAATAACGATATACTCCACTTCCCATATCATCTGGAACGCCTTCATATGGTGGAGTGCTACCATTGCCAATGTTATATGTTGATGTTGTAACACCGCTTGATACATAACTGCTGCCATTGTAATAATACCATAGGCGTCCAGTTATACTTGGATAACCATCATTTCCTGTATGAGTTATTGTTATAGAGTCGCCGTCTGTGTATGATGTGCCTGCTGCTGGGCTGAATGTTGCATATGTTGGCAATATATTCTTATATACATTTACTTCCCACTCAAATGTAGTGGACCAGCCAGCGGCATTTTGTATTTCCACAGCATAATAATATCTCCAATAAGTTCCAAAGTCATCTGGTGTGCCTGTTGGACTTGATCCTATTGTATATGTTTGTGTGGTTACACCAGCAAGTTCATAACCAGTGCCATTCCAGTTATACCATCTATATCCAGTGACTGGAGTATTATTGAGAGCAGTCACTGTAACAGAAATACTAACACCCTCATCTTTATTTTGTCCAGTTATTGGATTGAATGAAACACTTGATACAGGTTCTGGTGTAGTTGTTGGTGTAGGTGTAGGCGTTGGAGTTTCTGTTGATGATGGTGTTGGCGTAGGCGTTTCGCTTATTGTAGGTGTTGGTGTTGGTGTATAACTTGGGGATACAGTCGGCGTAGGTGTTGGTGTACCACCACCACCGCCAAATGCTTTGAACAATGTGGCTATATCTGTTCCACCGGTCTTGAACCCTGTATCAAAGCCAATAAGATCTCCTCCACTGCTTTGCTCAAACAAGTTTGATATATCACTGCCAGCAACTTTATAGCCAACATCTGCTCGCTTGGTAGTTGTGCGAGCAGCAAACAGTGTGTCTATATCTACTCTTACTGATGCACTGATGCAGGTATAGCCAGTAGCCATATTATCTTCTCTCCAGTATAGTAATGCGTTGGCGTAAGTTTTCTATCATCAACTGCTGTTCTTTGATGGCAGTAAGCAGTAATGGAGTTAGTTTGCTATAATCAATGCTGTCTGGCTTACCTTCACTATCTTTGCCAACAATCTGCGGATATACTTCATTTACTTCTTCAGCAATAAGACCAACAACATTTTTTTTGCTACCATCCTTTAGATCATACATCTTGGCTTCTAGTTTATTCAGTATATCAAGTGATGTATAAAATCCACGAATGTTTGTTTTATATTTTAAACCAGATGTTGTATTGAATGCTGGAGCATCAACATCTGCGTTATATATGAACTTTCCTGTGCCGTCGGTATTGAAGTATATATTTCCATTACCTTTATGACTCAATGAAGTATTACCATTTGTTCCACTATCACGGATTATACGAAAGTCATAGTCTGTGGCAGCAGTTGATGATATAAAATCAATATATGTTGCTCTATCGGCTTGATCATAAAATCCAACTTCTATGCTATTATTGTTATAATGATTATCTCCAAGTCTGTTGCTTGTGCCACGAACATCTACTCCATTGTTCCAATATAATGTGCCATTACGCTGAACTTGTCCTTGTTCAGTTGCTGCTGTTCTAAATCTTATAGTGCCATCGCCAGAAGTTGTACCAACATTACCAGCACTCAATACAAGTGTGCCTCTTGTTCCAGCACCTCCACCACCAACACCTACAAGGTCAATCTGGGCACCATTACTTTCACCGTTGGCACTACCACCAGTTATAATAAAGTTTCCGTTATTATCCTGATATCTCATACCATTCTGGCTGTTGATCATTATGCCAGAGCCAGTTATTTCAGGAGACTCTAACTTGGCAGCAGTAAGTTTTACTGTGGCATTGATTGTACCAGCAGTTATTTTACCAGCGTCAAGTTCGCGGATCAGTGCCTGTGGCATATACACGCCATTAGCATCAGCAACAAATGATTGTGTTATTCCAGCAGTGGTTGTATTGTATATCTTGAATACATCTGCCTGCACAACAAACTCACTTGCTGCACTACTTTGATTTAGTATTCTAAATCCAGATACTCTATTTGTTCCTGTGGTTGTTACTGTAAGAGCATATTGATCTCCATAGTTTACAACGCTTTGGCTGATTGGTGTTATTCTACCATCATCAACTGCCTGCCAAGTTGATCCATTCCATCTATATGGCTTATAGTTGTCATCAGTATCCCACCATAGATCACCAATGGCCAATGAAACACCAGTTGGTGCTGTTGTTTGATACCAAGATACTTTACCATTCAATCTTTCTGGCGTGCTCCAACTTCCAATCAGGGTAATGCCGTCTGCACCGCTGATAATACCATTTGACACCCATAATGTATTACCATCATCAGCAGGAATGCTGGTGCTCCAGAATGCTGGTGTAAGATTGCCAGTTGGTGTAGATGGCTGTGTTGCACTGCGACGATAAATCTGATATTGTATATTACCAGCACTACCGGATGCACCAGTAGCACCAGCACCAATCGCAGCAACAGTAGCATTTACTGGACTGCTGACGCTTGAAGTATTATTGCTGGTATCTATATTCTGTAGCCAAGCATAATATATGCTGGAAGAAGATATTGTCTTGTTCCAAGTTGTGCCAGATATAGTTCCTTCCAGAGTTGATCCACCAAAGTTATTGGCTGTATTCAGCCATATTCTGGTGAACTTATAGTCTGTATCAACAGCGGGATTGGTCCAAGTAAGAGAAAAACTACCAGATCCACCTGTGGCAACAATATTGGTTGGTGTTTGCGGAGCAGTATTATCGCCACCAATATAAAGACTGCTGCTTACAAATGGGCTATATACACCAAGATAGTTAACATTGCGTGCCCTGAACATATATGTGTTGCCCGCAACAACATCAAGTGTAGTAAATGTATTATCTGTTCTGCTTACCAGAGCAAGGGCATCAAAGTTAGCAGATGCTGTGTTCTTGAACTCAAGAGCAACATCTGCTATGCTTCCACTATAAGAAGCACTCCAAGATAGTGTCGCACTTGGAAACACAGTGCCATCCTTGTCAATAGTGGTTGTCTCAACTGCACTAAATCCAAATGGTGCTACAACACTGAATGGACTTGGCAAGTTTGTATTTGGACTCAAATCACGATCAACATCCTCATCAACTGGAAAGTCATATATGGTTGCCGCAGTTTCCTTTAGCACCATAGCAATGCTCAAGTCTGTGTTAATGTTAAGTTCATTTACCTCAAATACTTTATTTTCCCAGCCATATCTCTTTAAACTCAAATATACATTATCACCAGCAATAAGTTGCAATCCACTGATCTTGGTGGTCAATGATACAGTAAGATCCTGACGACTATCAAGCAATGTCAGTTTAGCAATGCGTCTTGCTACTGTATGATCACTTACAGAAGGCATCTCAAGGTCTATTGGATTTTCTATACCATTGTCTTCATTCAGATAAAAACTGCTGGTTATAGGAACAAAGTCTGATGCCTGATAACTTGATGTATAATATTCATCTGGCTGGACTGCGGCGTTACTTACACTATATGGATTACCATCAATGTATATACCTCTTACACTATTGAACGCATTGGCTTGCGATGTCTTGGTTGTAACAGTTATACCACCAATAAGATCATCTTCATTGAGTGATACAGTTGGTGTGCTATATGCACCAGCCTTTATTATAAACTGACCATTGCTATAAGCAAGTTTACCATAGCAACTCTTTAGTATATTTTCTATGATTGTTGCTGGCTTGGTGTTTAGTAGAAATGTATAGTTACAGGTATATCTTTTACCTGTACCAGCACCATATGGTTCATAGTTGCAAACATCTCTTGCTGCTGCAAAACTTGCTGTGTTTATTTCATCACTGGTTGCCCCAAAGTAGTTCTTTAGATAATGCAATAATATAAGTGATGGATTATCATAATAACTTACTGGTGTATTATCAACATCATATAACTTATGACCAACCACCACGGCAGATATATTTGGTATACCATTAGGATATACAGCAGGATCAGCAACCAGTTTGGCATATATACTGGCGATACCATTTAGTCTATGATCACTGGTCCATTCTGTGGCAGGCGTCATAACATATGCTGTTTGGTTATTTGTACCAACCTTATATGTCATTGCCAGTTTATCGGCTGGGAATATTGTACTTTGACCGCTACCACTGCTAAAAGCAACCACATCATTGAAGAAGATATTCTTGAACTCGCTTACTTCGTGTCCAGCAATACCAACAATCATATGTAAAAACTCATTCTTACCAGAGAAGTTGCTGCTGTTGGTGCTGATAAATAATATAGGACCAGATACACGATTGATGCCATATATCACTCTGCGTGATGCTATGGTGTCTCTTGTCATTGTAATCTTGCCATTGGCGTCGCTTTGCAGATTGCCAAATGCTGGTATCTTTTGCATTGATCGTATGCTGGCATATGTGCCTGCGGCAACGACGGCATAAGCAGCATATGTGGCGGCAGTAGGAGCCCAAACAGGCATACTTACAGCGACTGCTCCCCAAACTTCTAATATCAATGTAGCAACTGCTGGGATAATCTGTGGCATATTTTATTTCTCCGTATAATAGTATACACTTGTTATTTTATTTCTGTCTCTGAATGCACCGCCTGCAAACAATGCTTTATTGCCATCAAATATACCGATGGCATTTTCTGCTATGACAACATCTCCAACATATATGGCATTATCTTCTCGTTTGCTAAATCCGGCAGATGTAAGCACACCGTGCCAACCACCCTTTTGGAAGATCAGTCTCCAACTTGCTTTTTCATCAACACATTTATCAATATATTCAGATAAAAAATCCTTGCCATACATATGCTTTAGCATCTTGCCAACAAAGAAGCCACAGTTGTTCTTTGACCAATCAAACTTCTCTTTATGAAGTTCAGATAGTTTAGTATAAAATGTAGAGTCAATATACATAGTTATGATGACATTCCTGAACCATCTGTATTACCATCATCTTCGCCACTATTGCCAGTGCTGCCCGGAGCACTTGTGCCCCAATATACGGCTTTATCTGCCATACTGGATATAAACTCCAAGCCTTTATCATTTGGATATAACTGCTTTTGTGCTTCATCTGTATAACGCACATCTTTGGTGCGATTTAGTTCTATGAGTCTGCTTTCACATTTTACAGTTATGGTTGATATATCAGCACTTTCTTGTATAAGAAGTTGGTCCATATATCCTCTAAAAAGTGTTACTTGCTCATAACTGCTCATATTTGTATTGAACAATACAAGATATACTACAGCATCTCTGCCACGATATGATCCACTCAAGGCAAGACTTACATATTCTGTAGGTATACCAGATAATGTAAGATCCATTGTCTTGGCAGCAACTTCAGTTGTTTCTGTAACTGTGGATATGCTGCCAAATGTGCCAACACCAAGATAATCACCACTGCCGCCTATATCACTGAATGATTTACTGGTATTACCTGTCCATAAACGCACAGGAGCACTACCACTAAAGTCAAGATATGCAGCAAAATACGGCTGTATCAGTGTTACGCTACTACTAACATATGTATCTGTTACATTAGGTCTACTCATATTGCTTCAATCATTGGGATTGTAATGCCAGTAATCATCATTTGATCAACGCTATAGTTTACATCATTGGTTGCCAGACGCATTCTTACGCCAGCACTTGTATTGATGCTATATGCTGTGCTTGGTATCAACTTTGGAAATAGTGATGTTGCAGTTGTAAACTGAACAAGTCTGTTGCTGGTATTATCATATCCATATTTGCCAACCTGAACCGTGCCACTGCTTACAGTAAAGTCATTACCAGTTGCTGTGGTTGTTATACCAACAGTATTTGATATCAAAAACTTGCTTGGTAACTTGAATGTAAATGTGCCAGTAGTTCCAGCAAGAGCATTTAGAAATCCAGTCAGTTCCTCGGCATCTGTCTGGAATAGTGGTGCAAGTGTAACAGTCAGTTCCCACCATTGACCGCCATAACGATATATCTGTGTCTTGCCAGTATATGGCGATTGGAACTGCGTGGCGATTGATCTTGATGTAAAATCTATGCTACGAGGCTGTAGTCTGGTATTAGTTGGATATGAAATGGGATATGACGGCATAATATTTTATATTTTAGACTGGTGATATTCCTTTGGCATATGAACCACCACGCTGTCTGGCATCAAGAACACCAGCCATTGCTTCACTCTTGAAGCGTGGTAATAGTTGTAGCATTTCTGCTCGCACAGTTTGGGCAACACCAGTCTGCACATATATATTCTGCACTACATTGGTTGACTCACCCGGTTGCATATCATTTGGCAGTATATATCCATTCTGTGCTGGAACAAATGTTTCTGGACCTGCTTCACCAACACGATATGCTCCACCCATAGCAACAGGACCACCTCTTGCTCTTGGAGTTAGACCAGTTAGTTGTCCAAATGCTGCACCAGCAACAGGATTTATAAATCCTATGGAAGCCATTATACCTTGCAGTATTGCTGTGCGTAATATCAATACAGTGATGTCTTTTAGAATACTCTTGAATACATTCTTCAGGGCATCACCAAAGTTCTGTCCTTCTACTATTGCTCTGCTGAACTGGTCAGCAAAGTCAGACATATACTGGAAGCCTTGTGCTATTGCTTCATTTCTGGTCAAGAATACCTTTGCTTCTGCCTGAAGAAGCATTATCTTTTTCTGCTGATCTGTAAGAGCCAATCTGATAGCACCTTTTTCCGACTCTCTGGATGCTGCAAGAAGTTTATTTATTCTAACAAGATCTTCTGTATATTGTGCTTCACCAAGAAGTTGCTTGTCGTTTAGTGCTATAGCAATTTCTCTTTGATATATCGCATCCTTTTGTTGTTTGATGGTTAGTGCAGCAAATGTTGCTTCTGTTTGATACTTGGCTTGTATTGCAGCTGCTTCTTGCTGTAATAACTCAAGCCTTCCTTGAGTCAATGTGCCTTGTTGCTCATATCCCTGCAATATCTTTTGTAATGTAGCAACTTCAGTCTTTGCAAGTGCCTCAAAATATGCATTGGACTCTTTTAGTTTGTCATCCAACTCTGCTAATGGTCTCGATATATCTCTAACCTCTTTATTGCTATTGCGTAAAACATCCAATATATTGACATTTGACCCTCTTGGTAAAGCAATCAAATCTCTTTGTAGTTTCAAGTATTTTTCTGTTGGGTCATATAATGCTCTATATGAACTACCTAAACTATCTATTACTGTTCTTCTTTCTTGGTCTGTTCTTATACCATTGGCAACAAGAGCATCCAAATCTTCTAAGATTTTCTTATATCTGTTTGCTGGGTCAATAGCATCATCATATGCAGCACCAAGAAGTTTTATATTATCAGCCTTTTGTTTTTCGGATAAACCTTTATCAGCATTTATCTTTGCTACTTCTGCGGCATATTTTTTGACCGGGTCAACCGCAAATACATAAGCCTGTGAAATGCCAGCAATAAGTTTGAGCCTATCTTCTTCACTCAACCTATTTTTCTTTACCAGTTCATTTATTTTATCTACTTCCGAGGCATATTTTGCCGCAGGGTCAATGCTGGCAAGAATACTATCTCTTACTTTTCTAAATGCTTCTGCCTGCAATGCAAGTGCGGCTGCTCTTTCTCTATCTGCCGCTGCTCTTTGGCGTAGCAATGCCTGTTCTTGTTGTGCCTGTGCCACATCGCCAATACCAGTATTTGCTCTACCTTGTGCTTCTTCTATAGCCTTTCTAAAGTTTGCAGCACCTGCCAATCCACCTTGACCCATAAACGCAGCACCTGTTGTTGAACCACCCGGTGCATTTTTTTGCAGGTTCATCAACTGTTGTGTCGCCAATACTACTTGTCCAGCAAACTCTATTGCTGCTCGTGTAATAGTTGTAAAGGTTGATGTAGCACTATCACCAAGTCTATCCAATGCTGCTATTGCTTCTTCACTGTTTACAAAAATACTATCCGTGGCTTTTTTTATACCACCAGATGCTGCAATATCCTGAAGAGCATTTAATACTTTTGCTGAACTTTTACCAAGAACTTCTTGAGCAAGTGCGGCTCTTTTGGCAGGATCAGATATACCATCTAATGCTCTGGAGAACCTTTCTACCTTATCTTCTGGAGACAGTTGTATAAAACTATTGGCATCAATACCTAACTGTGTAAAAGCATCCTGTAAAGATTTATTTCCTTCTGACGCATCTATGGCACTCTTTTGTAGTTTGTTGAATACATTGCTTACATCTTCTAATGTATTTCCACTTTTCTGAAATACACTCTCAAATCTTTGCAAGTTTGATGTGCTTATATTTAGTTGATCAGACAGATCCTGTAATCTACCAGCAGAGTCAAGTATTTGTTTAGCAAAAGAGGCAAATGCTCCACCAACTGCAATATTACGAAGTTGATTTAGTTGACGGCTCAATGAGCCAATGGAACTACCAGTCTTTTTAGCAGAGTTTGATATGCCATCAAAACTCTTTGAGGCATCATTTGCTGTCTTTTTTGTTTGAGTTTCAACAATCTTTAGCCCCTGTAGATACTTTGATACATTGGCTATAAAATCAACGGCGATGGTGCTGATGGTGCTCATAGATTATAATATTCTTTTATATAAGTATTATAAACGCAGTCTGTTTAGTCTTTTTTAGACGACATATATTTTATAAACTGCGATTTTATATCAGCCTCTTGCTCATTTACATTCTTGTCTGGCTGCGGCATAAAGTCTTTTGGCTCATACTTCTTTTTGCCACCACCCATACAGTTTGCCATTACACTACAAAGAAGGGCAGTCCTGAAGTCTGCCCTTTTTTCTTTTTCCTTCCAAGCACCTACGAGTGCTATATACAATGGATCACTTGGACTCATTTTATACAAGTCTTCAAGTGCAACCGGCACATTTAGTTCTACTATGGCAAATGCCACAATATCGTGTGCCGATATCTTCTTCATTTAGGTTCTTCGCTAAATATGTTTAGTTCGGCTTGGAATGTTTCACTACTCAAGTTCTCAACTGTATCAAATGTAGTGGTTTGATCCTTGGTATACTTGATAAGAAATACCAAGTCTCGCAAGTCTGTTGCGGACTTGCCTTCTTTTTGGAATAGTTCCATTGCGTTTTTGCCAGTTACTTTTTCATAGTGGCACATTGAACGTAGACTTATTTTATCAAACATTTGAGTTCCTTTTGTTTATTGTTATTTGTTTTCTATCTAAAGTTTTTTTGTACTTCATTCCTTTTCTACGCTTGTTGGCCTCACCAATCTTACGTTTATGTTCTTCTGTAAATATTTTTCCTATCATTTTTGCTCTTTGTTTTTCTATAGAAATAAAAGATGGAGATTTTCCTTTATTATGGGCCACTCTGCCTTTTCTCGTCTTTGACATTTTAGACCGTGTTTCTTCTGAAATCGTTTTTCCTATTAGGGACTCGCTAATCCTTCTTCGTGTATCTTCGCTGCATATATACTTACCATTGCCACCAATGCGTAAATTATATCCATTTGGAGCTATACTATCTAATCTGATAGACCATTCAGTTTCTTTACTATGTAATTTTTCTATTGCACATTCTTCCAGCTTATAACAACTAAATGCTTCTTTCCCATATTTTGCAAATGATGAACTTATTAGTGGTTGAGTAGATTGAATGGTATTTAGATATTTTTCTATTCTCTGTGGAACGTGAATACTTTCTCCAACATACCATTTGGATGTTTCGTGGCATTGAATACCATATATACCAGAAAAACAACTTCCTGTATATACTATACTTCCACTGGAAAATAATAAATCCACGATTATTCCTTATTTTTTATTTCTTTCTGAAACTTTTTATATAGACTGTCATATTTGATTATGAACATCTTTATTCTTTGTTCTTCTACTCTTTTCTCGTGCATAGTAAGAATAAACTTGGCACGCTGCTCGTCTGTCCACTCTGCACCAAATCGTGGATGTTTGTCACCCTTATATTTGCGGCGGCTTTCAGATATCTTCTTTTTAGTCTCTTCAGTGTGTTTTCCCTTAAACATAATATCTATATATATCTTTTAGCCTTGCTATTCAGACAAAAAAAAAGACGATATTTTACAATATCGTCTTTTATATCAAATAATCTAAAGATTAGTTAGGACTGGCTAAAGTTTACTGCACCAGACAAGCGAACAGATACATCGGCAGTAAGAATACCCTGCGATGGATCATCAGCAGTGATGTTAAACTCGGTGAATGAGCCGCTGAAGCCCCACTTGGTGTTATCACTGAACTTGATATGGAAGATATCGTTGGCAAGAGCAGTGTTAGCACTCTGCGAAACGATGAACTGGTGAACGCCATTGGCTGGATTGTATTGCAGACCGAAGGTTAGTGTACCCGGATCTGTTAGAGCAGCAGCCTTGTATTCCTTGGCTGTGCTACTCATATTAGTAACATCAATGTCAGGCTTGCTGAAGTTAGGGCCACCAATGTTGGTTACGCCGTTGATTTCTACTGGAGCACCTGAACCGGTTGCTACATAAAGAAGTGTTTTACTATAGATTGCTGGGGATGCCATAATGTTTCCTTGTTTTGATTATTTGATTTACCTATAACAATAAGTATATGTCTGGATATAAAAAAATACGCTAAAAAATAAAAAGTATATATCTCAAAAAACTTGACTATCTTGTTATTTTGATCCATATATATCGCTGTTGTCATAGCAAAGTAAAAAGTTGTAAGAGCCCCACCGCATAGCAGTGGGGCTCTTTTTTTACTTATGGTTTACCATACTTTTTAATGACTTTTTTATATAGTTTATTAACATCGCTGCTCAACTTGCTTATTTTCTCTACAGTATCAGCACTATAATCATTCTGCATAGATAATAAGTCCAGTTCCATACGAGTTTTTACATACATAAATCTTATGTCATTCTCGTCCACCCAACTATGCTTACATCTATTAGTCTTCTTTGGTACTATCTGTATGTTATAATACCTATATGCCATCGGCTTTAGATGCTTGTTTTCTGGCTTATTAAACCAACTGGCAGATAGTATATGATCAATCTCGTGTGTCTTCATCATTTCATTGAACTGCTTTTGGTTCATATTCATTGTAGCAAGCAACTGCTCTCGTGTCATACCAAGGTTACTTACTACCTTATAACTGTGTCTCCAGCGATTTAGCAAATAACTGCGTAATGCTATACGCATTTTGATCTCCTCAAACTTTACTGGATCTGACCGCAGTTTACGCTGATAATCACGGTTATATGATTTGATATATTCCTTGTTGTTCTTTTGCCACTCTTTGATATAACCTTTATATGTCTTATAACTTGCCGATAATGTGCTTTCTGGGCGTTCTATATTTGTTGCTGTTGTCATAGTTTATTGTTGTTTAGTTGTTGTTTGTTGTCTGACACATTCTTTAGTAAAGAAGTGTGTCAAGAATAAATAGGTATCAAAAATCTCAAAATATCATTTTATTTGGTAAAAGTCATAATATATTTCTGATATATACTTATGTAGTATGTTTGATCTTGACGACGAAGAAGACAAAGAAACAACATATGCGGTGACAGTAAGATACAAGAGGTTCAGTATCCACAAAAATATTGTGATCAATCTGGCAATAGAATGCTGCTGCGAGAACTATGATGAATACGAGGATAAAATGGTGGTATACTTCAGCGACAAAAAGAACGCTCAAATATACACCTCGTTTTTAACCAAGCATATAAAACCTAAAAGTAACTGATGCTATAGCCATTTACTTTCTGTTCTCGTGTTATAAGTGCCTTGCGTAATGTCTCGTGGCTGATATCAAGTTGTTTGCTTGTTTCACGCAGATTTACAAATCGTATGACTTTGCCATCTTTGCGGAATGTTATTTTGCTTTCTTTTTCGGCTCTTGTTTCTATTTTCTGCCTGATATATTCATCCCAACTTACATTATCAACTCTTGTGCCTTTATAACACCAGTTGTTTGCTTCTACGCCATCACGCAGCATACAATATATAAGATGAGCAGTCAGTCCAGTTTGTGTCATTATATTTGATCTGTTGTCTCCAAGATGAACTTCAGCACCATTCTTTGTATTGATAAGATAATGCCCAGTCATTCTTACTTTCCATACTTTACTTGCATCTATCTTTGGCGGCACAACCATTCTTGGCCATTTTCTGCGTTCACCCCAGTATGATGAGCAGGTCTCTTTATAGTATATCTCATTAAAGTATTTGGCCTTGTCATCCAGATGCTGTATATTATTGCTATAAAATCCAGCAGGTTCCTTGAAGTTTACCTCTACAGATACATCCTCATCATAACTCAAGCACATCATATAGCCATCTTTGCCTTTTAGTATATGAGCAACTGAAGAACCAGCATCTATTGTTTTTACATACTCAAATCCATCTACCTTTTGTTTGTTTGTTCGCACAAACGAAGGCATATAAACTTTCTCATATCTACCCATTATATTGTTGTATCTCATATTTCATATATATGGGATACATTATTCAAAATATTTTTTTAGGGCTTTATATAGTCGTCTGGTTTCTTACCTATTCTTTTTACAAGTTTTACAACCGCAGCAATCAACTCTGGACTGGTTACGCCAACAATACCATAACTGATTGCTTTTATGAAACTGCTCACAGGCATTTGCTCAAGCATAAACCACGCTATAGTGCTGCATATAACAGCGGCAAGTATTTTACGCACAAAGTCAAAGATAGGCATTGATTTGCCTTCTATCATCAATCGTGCGGCCATACCAAGGCCACCTACAATGCTGACAATCCAGCCGCCAGAAATAAACTCTTTTATTATTTGTTTCTCGTCGCTCATAGTGTTATATTGTTTAGTTGATCTATAACATCTTGGAACTCTTGCTGTGTTATTTCCACAGGCTGAAAATCACTTATAACATCAAGGCTTTCTATTTCGCTGTTGCCATATAATGTGGTTGGGTCGGAGGGCAAAAACATTCCTGTATTGCTATCGTCTGGCAGATATCTGTCAGGTCCGATTTTTTCATTTTCGTTGATAATCTTTAGTTTATATTTGAAATATTTCATCCTAAACCTCCACATCCGGCTGATGCATATGTTTTATTCATAGCAGTTACAGCAGACACTGCTTCTGTACTAAATGGCATTTTATATGCTCTTGTTGTTTCTGGCTGAAAATCAACTCTATTTACATAACCACCCATTGTATATCCAGTAGTTCTGCTGCTATGTGAACTATAACTGGTTACTCTTCTTGCACCAGTTGATGTTGATATTGTTGGAAAGTTTGCTGATGTAGTAGATACACTATCTGTTTGATAGTTTACTTTCATCCAATATATTGTTGGTTGACCGGGGTCTGGTGCTCCACTTGGTAAATAACCACACTTTGATAACTCTGCGGTCATACTACCATTGCCACCAGCAGCAAGAGCATATGGTAAAGTAAGAGAACCATTAGCAGATGTAGTATCTGTAGTAAATGGCATTTTATCAGCAGTTGTTTGCAATGAGAAACTTACTGGTGTATTTTTATATCCACCAAAATATAATGCCGATGTTTGAGTACTCAATACTGTTCCTTGACCTCTCGCAGTTGATAAGTTGGCTGAAGTTTGAGTGGATGTTGTATCATTGCTGAATGTTGTCTTATATGCTGTAGTTTTATCGTATGTGTTTTGTCCAGATGATCCTCCATAACTATACATCGCAAGACTATTGCCAGTTCCTCTATGATCAGATGTTGCTTCTGGTAAGTTTGCTGATGCCTGTGCAGTAGTTGTATCATTACTATATGTTATTTTATCAGCATTTAAACTTGGTATATATGATAAACTTGTCATACCACCTATACAATAACCTTTTGTATTTGATCCAAAACAACTAAAATATGTTTTTCGCTGTGTTAGATTTGCTGAAGTTACCAATGATGTTGTTTCACTATCATAAAACGCCCTATCAACTCTACTTGGTGGTTCATCAACATAAAATGGAGTGCCTCCAGCACTATATGTTTTGGTATTGGTTTGATACCACGGCAAAGAATATGTTCTTTTCTGTGCGATAAACATATTATGCTGATCCAGATGGTGGAACAGGTGGGCTATAAACAGCATTGAACTCTGCTTCTGTTATTTCCAATGCTTCATATTCTTTTAAAAAATCAAGATTATCTATATTAGCAGCAGCATAATATACATATGGATTTCCTAATATTTGATATCCTGTTTTGCTATCTTCTGGTAATAATACATCTGGTCCTGCGGCCAGTCCTTCACCCACTGCTTTTAGTGTATATGTAAAATATTTCATTGTGTTAGTTCTTTCTTTGCATTGGTCTCAATGAATGTTATAGCAGGATTTTCTATAGCCTTTGATTGCCATAATGCATCAAGATTACCAACACCTATTCTGCCTTGAGCCAATAAATCTTCCTGACATTGTCTTGCCAAACGAATATTCCAATATTCACCCTCACCAGACTGTATCTGCTCATAAGTGAACTTTGGCATAGCCTCAAATATGTTATATAATGTATTCCATTCACGCACTTGATTTTCCAAGCCAAGTTCCATTTCCTCAAGGTCTATGGTCAATAGTTCCTTTTCATCCTGATCTGTAGTTGATGCTATTTTCTTTAGCAACTGTTTTTTCTGCACCATCTGTCTGCGTAGATTGAATGTGCGAACCTGTAGTTCCAATACACATTGACTATATTGTCTTGGTGCTGTGTCGTGCTGACCAACAACAAAATGTTCTATCTGATAGTTGCTTCTGGCCTGATTTATGGCGTGGAAAGCAGCCTCAAGTTCTGATTTTTTCTCGTTTACGATTTTATCTATTTGGTATTCCATAAAATATATTTTAGCAGCAGCCAGCAGTTTGAGCCTTTGCCACAGTTTTATTCATAGCAGATATAGCAGATAAAGTTTCTGTACTTATTGGAAGTTTATATGATGTTACTACTTGTGTATTTGTATATCCACCAAGTGTATATGCTGTTGTTTTACTGCTTATACCACTACCTTGTGACGTTGCTGTTGGATATGCTGCTGACATATTTGCTGAAGTATCTGTAGTATATGTTACTTTAGTCCAAGTAGTTGTTGCACCATCACCAGAAATATATCCGTGCGAACTTAATGTTGAGTTGATTGATCCATAGTTAGCATAAGCTTTTGCAGTCGGTAATGCTAATGAAGTATTATTTGCGGTTGTTTCAGTGCTAAATGGCATTTTATCAACAATAGTTTGTCTTGTAAATGAACCGGGTGTATTTCTAAAACCACCAAGATACATAGCAGCAGTATTACTGCTTAATGTAGTACCACTTGCTCTACCAGTAGCAAGATTTGCTGATGTTTGTGTCGCAGTTGTATCTGTACTATATGGTGTCTTATATGCCGCAGTTTGATCATTGCTATTTGCGGCAGCACTTCCACCATAGTTATATATTGCTATATTATATACTGCCGTAAGTATACCGGATCTTGCTGCTGGCAATGCTGCACTTGCATTGCTTGCCATAGTATCATTGCTATGTGTTAGTTTGTTCGCACTGGTTTGTGAAGTATCTCCAGCATCTGTTCCACCAATATAATATGCTTGTGTATCATTTCCACCAGAAGCAAGTTGTGCTCTTGCTGCTGTAAGATTGGCAGATGTTGCTGCGGCTGTAGTCTCGCTTGAGAATGTAGCCTTATCAGCAGTAACTACTGGCCCCGATGATCCACCAATACTAAATCCTTTGGTATCTGTGCCATACCAAGTTGGAATGACAGTACCAGTGTATACTGGATTTACACTTCTATATGAAATGCCCAGTTTGCTGCCAAGGCGAGGATACTTTGTTGATCGTAGCATATATTATGTATTTTCTCTACCATATATAACTACATTGATACTTCCAGTTTGTGTTGCTCTCATTGTTATTTTATCACTATAGTTAGTATCGGAGTTTAACACAAATGGTATTTTTGGAGCAACTTCAAGTGCAGCAGAACTTGAAATACCTTCACTTAAACGCTGTATAGCAAATGAAGCACTAAATGATGCTGTTGGTGTGGTTGCTGTAAATGGAAACCACATTTGTGCGGTTGCTGTGGCACCACTATAGTTAAACATCCAGATGCTGCCAATCTCTACAGATTTGCTTACTGGTGCTGTATACACAATACTTTCAGTAGCGTGTAGTATTTGACTTGCGAGTTGTTTTATATCTCCGTATGGCATAATATTGTCCTATTATATATATTGTTTGATTAGTTGAAGCGTGCGATAATCGTTTTATCACCCGGTACATTTACTCTTATTTCGGCAGTTCTACTATATTGATTAGTTCCGTTTATAAATGACATTCCTGTACCAACAAGTTGCCATCTATCAAAGTATGGCATAAGTGTGTCATTATATACCAGACTCATAGTCATAAACTTATATGCTCCGCCAGTTACATTCAATACTGTTGTAGAACCATATGATGGACTTGTGGCCGTAAATGATCTATTCATTGGATTGTATCTGCTCATTTGTATATAAGCATATTCTTGTGGTGGAGGAGGTTCTGGTGTTGGTGCGATTGTTGGTGTTGGTGTAGCAGTATATGATGGTGTTGGAGTTGGAGTTGGCGTTGCCGTTGCAGTGATCGTAGGTGTAGGTGTTGGTGTGAAACTAACACTTGGTGTAGGAGTAGGGGTTGGACCTTCTCCATCTGTAGGCTTATGCTTCCATTTTACACATTTAAACATATTTTATAGTCCGCTATACATCCATACATCCTGTATAGATATACCAGCAGTTCCGGCGTTTGTAGCATAACTTGCTGTGAGAGCATAACTTGCACTTACAGATCCGTTTATTACATTGAGTGCCAATGTAGCATATGATGCTGTAGTTGCATTTTCAGCATAACTTGCAGTCAAAGATCCATTGATGACATTTAGTGCGATTGTAGCATAAGAAGAACTTTCTGCGTTGTTGATATAACTTGCTGTATTAGCAAAACTGGAAGTTATGGAATAACTTGATGTTGTAGCAAATGATGCTGATGTTGCATTTTCTACTGGTGTTAGATCTCTTACATCAACAAATATTGTGCAAGGGCCACTCGGATCCATTATATTACCAACACATAATATTGTTCCACTTGTTGGTGGTGTAACTGTCAATGATCCAGTTGCATCCAAATATATTCTATCACCCGGATTTGCTCCATAAATACTATATCCAAGATCTGTTGGACCATATGTTACTAATGGACAACTTTCTCCACCAGCAGTTTCTTTGGTTGTTATACCAACAAAGTCATTGCCATTATTGTTTACAATATCTGGCGATCCAAAAACTGAAGTATATGATGATGTTGGTAATGTTACAAAGCCAAATCTATATCTCATATCTTTGGCACCATTATTGCCACTCCAAACACTGTTTGTTATGCAAACTGCTGTTCCTTTTGGCACAGTTCCTCCACTGTTATTTAGTGCATTAGCAAACAACTGCTCACCAAGTCTATAATCAAAGCCATCTACACTCAAATCAAGGCCCGGAAGTGTAAGGTTCTTGGCTAATACATTGCTTCCAAGGTTGCTTGCCCAATCTGATGGACTGCTGAAAGTTATACCGTTGGTTGTGCTTATAGTATTTGCAGTATTTGCTGTTTCAGCATAATCACTATAACTTGATGTTTCGGCATAACTTGCGGACTGTGCCATCAATGCATAACTGGATGATGCGTGTATTACAGTTATATTACCAAGATCGTCCAAGAACTTGAAGTGCTCTGGATATGCACCATCGTTCATTGTGAACTTATATCCCAAACCAGATCCACTCAACACGAATGAGTCAAGTTGAGCACTTACTTCTATAGATATTATTCCAGTTGAACCTGCTGATATATCAAGCGTATTATTATCACCGATAATCTCTGTGCCAACAAAGTGGCTTGATGTTAGAGCATAACTTGCTGTGCCAGCAAATGAACTTGTGGTTGATATATTAGTGATATTATCCCAAGGCATTGATGTTGGTGTAATGCCGCTGGTACCAGATGTTCCACTGGTTCCGCTGCTGCCGCTGGTTCCGTTTTGACCGCTTGTGCCACTTGTTCCAGCCTCACCACTTGTACCGGATGATCCAGATGTTCCACTTTCTCCGCTGGTTCCGCTGCTTCCAGAACTACCACCAGTTCCGCTTGTGCCACTGCTGCCAGATGATCCAGATGTTCCACTTTCTCCGCTGGTTCCGCTGCTTCCAGAACTACCACCAGTTCCGCTTGTGCCACTTGATCCAGAAGATCCGTTTGCACCACTGGTTCCGCTTGATCCACTGCTTCCAGATGAACCATTGGCTCCACTTGTGCCACTGCTGCCACTACTACCTCCTGTGCCAGAGGTTCCAGACGATCCACTGCTGCCATTGGCACCGCTTGTGCCACTGCTGCCAGATGTTCCACTGCTTCCGCTTGATCCACTACTGCCTCCTGTGCCACTGGTTCCGCTGCTGCCACTTGTGCCATTAGCACCACTTGTTCCGCTGCTACCAGATGTTCCGCTATAACTCAAAGCATAACTTGCTGTTGTAGCCCAAGAAGATGTTGCATTTAGTGCTCCAACAACTGTCAATGATCCAGTAATCAATACAGATCCTGTGGCTTGAACAGTTCCTATAAATCTGTGTATATCCAGAGTGCTGTCTCCAAATACATTTGTGCCAGAAGCATACATATCACTTGCTGTAATAGTTGTGATATTAGCATTGGTTGCTGTAAGTTGTGATACAATGGCGGTTGAGCCACTCAAATAAGAAGCACTTGCTGCGGTTCCACCAGCAGCATTCAGAGCATATGATGCCGTTATGGCATAACTTGCTGTGCCAGCAAACTGGCTGGTATTTGTTATACCAGTTATGTTTGCATACGGCATTGATGTTGGAGTTGTGCCAGATGTTCCAGATGTTCCGCTGCTTCCACTGGTTCCGTTGGCTCCGCTGGTTCCACTGCTGCCGCTTGTTCCATTTGCACCGCTGGTGCCACTGCTACCAGATATTCCACTGGTGCCACTTGATCCACTACTACCACCTGTTCCACTGGTTCCAGATGTTCCGCTGGTGCCACCAGTTCCACTTGTGCCAGAACTACCAGCAGTTCCAGATGTTCCGCTACTTCCACTCGTGCCATTTGCACCACTAGTTCCACTACTTCCACTGGTTCCAGAACTACCACTGCTGCCGCTTGTTCCACTTGTGCCAGAACTACCACCTGTTCCGCTTGTTCCACTTGATCCAGTTGTTCCAGATGTTCCGCTTGAACCACTGCTACCACCTGTTCCACTTGTTCCACTTGTTCCGCTGGTTCCGCTGGTTCCTGCTGTTCCACTGGTTCCACTCGTTCCACTATAACTCAAGGCATATGATGCTGTGATTGCATAACTGGATGTGCCATTTATTGGTCCATTTACAGTTAGAGAACCACTGACAAACATTGATCCAGTAAGTTCTACTTTACCCTCAAAAGAATGAACATCAAGAGGACTATCACCAAATCTGTTTGTGCCATCTGCTGTGATATATGATGCAGTCAGTTGTCCAACTGTTATATTATTGGCAGAACTAAATGCATTTCCACCACCATTGCTCAACTGGAAAGAACTACTTATTGTGCCACCACCGCTGCCAGCATTCAGGGCATAACTTGCAGTCAGTGCATAACTAGCACTAACACTGCCATTGATTACATTTAGTGCTGTTGTAGCATATGAAGCACTCTTGGCCGCTTCAGCATAATGAGAATAAGAAGATGTTAGAGAGCCACTCAATGTATTGATGGCATATGTAGCAAAGTTTGCTGTGCCAGCAGTTGTAGCGTTGTTTGCATTTATAGCATAACTGGCTGTATTTGCATTCAGAGCATAACTTGCTGTAGCACTCAATCCAGATACATAACTTGCAGTAAGAGCAAATGAAGCACTGGTTGCATTTGTTGCTGTATTGGCAGACACCGCAGTTTGTGCGTTATTGCTATAACTTGCAGTTGTAGCAGTATTTGCTGTTTGTGCTGTTGCTGCAAAACTTGCTGTTGCCGAATAACTAGAAGATAGTGATCCATTGATGCTGTTTAGTGCAATGGTGGCATAACTTGCTGAAGTAGCAGTTGCTGCATTGACAACATAACTTGCAGTTGTTGCTATAGATGCTGTCTGTGCATAACTTGCACTGATACTACCATTGATTACATTCAGAGCAACAAGTGCATAATCGCTGGTTGATGCATTGCCAGCATTTTGAGCAAATAAACTATAAGAAGATGTTTCGCTGGCGTTGAGGGCATAACTTGCGGTTAATGCTTTATTAGCATAACTGGATGTGCCTGCAAATGAACTTGTGTTGGTTATACCAGTTACTCCAGTATATGGAACAAACAACGCATTGAATGCAGTTTCAGCAACACTTGTATAAGAAGAAGTAACACTACTTTCTGCTGTATTGCTTTTTAATGCATAACTTGCACTTGTGGCACTTGATGCATATGAACTACTTACAGCATTAGCATATGTGCCAGTAACTGGAACATTGATACTACCAGACAATAATATAAGATTACCTGTTATTGTAACATCGCTGCCAGTGATTTGCAATACATTGCTTCCAGTAAGAATATATCTGTCTTGCCATATTGCTATTTGTGGAGACTGACCTTCACCAATAACAACATTACGATATGGTATATCTGCACCATAAACTACATCAAAACTTATTCCGCGTGTATATATGGCTGTATCTATATCAAAATCATCTGTTTCACTGTTCAATACCATCTGTATTTCATTGTCATATCCATTCAGGATTGAGATAATGAAGTCACGCATTTCTTCTGCTTTTTCTATGGTCTTTGCTTTAGCAGCAAATGTAACTGTTTCAGTAAGTACACTTGGGCCACTCATTGTCTGGCTACCCAGAGTTCCATCACGAGTAAATACTATACAAGGTAATGACACATTTTGATTTTCAAATGTGCTTTCACTATATACTGGCACCTGCAAGTTCAGGTGGATGAGTTGGCGTAAGTTGTTATAATATTCTGTGATGGCCATATGAGTGTTTTATTATAAGTAGTTGTTATTTCGGATTGGGATTGTTCTTCTCGTATTTTTTTATCTTACGCTGTAAAGAAGATACAAAACTATCCACTACAGATTGTCTTGCTGCTTCTGCTCCATCCCTTGTAAAGTTATATTTTGCTTCTAATACATTGGCATATCTCCACGGAACTCTTGGTCTGCCTTGACGATCTACACCACGAACTCTTTTATTGACACCAGTTATGATCAATACCACACCATCCTTTGGATATATTATCTTTTTGCGTGTGATGCTTGATTGTAAAAGTCCTGTATCAACCAGTCCATCATTTTGTATGGCTTCTTTGATACTATCTTCCATCTTTTTATTAGCACTATATGCTGATGCTACAATACTTTTAGCCGCAAACTCTTGACTCATCTTATCAAGTTTCTTTTGTAGTTCTTCTAAACCTCTAATGTTGATGGATACTTCAGCCATTAGTTTCTTCTTTCTCCAGTTACTCTTACATAACCATCATATACCAGTTCATCAACATATACTATGTTATATTTGTTGCTGGCATATGTTATATTTGCTTTTTCATTTATGTTATTGTTTTCACGCAATGTAAAAACATATGTGGCAGTGTTATATACATACCCATTTATAGTTGTTTCACCACCACTGTTCTTTTTTACATTTGCAAACAATGACTGCGACGCATATGTCATAATGCTTTGACCATAACGGTCAACACTGCTGCTGGTAGGATACTCCAGCGTTATTTTTTCATCAAGTAAGCCCGGATTCATATTTTATTGTGGCTTTACAAGTTTGTATGGACTCAATAAAGCATCTACTGTATAGTTAAGAGGAGAAGTGGATACACCTATTGCTTGTGGCAATCTATTTTCATACCAGTTATTCACCAAAATCATTTGTGCGATTTTGACATTGTTTGGAATACTGCCACTGTTGGCCACGGTAAATGTAATATCTCCACTAAAATATTGTCCTTCTGGAATGTATGTATACCAACTTCCAGCATACTCATTGAGCGAACCAGTACTTACTTTATTCACAGTTTGAGTACTTAAAAATATATCACCACTGCTGCTAAAGACATACATACTATGTGTGCAAGGACTAAAATCTCTGTTGCATTCTGCTGTTACTTGCTCATAACTGGCAGTAATCAGACTTGATATAAGAACATCGTCGTCAGTGAACTGAACACGAAGATAGTTCTTTGCTTCTGTAAGTGTAGGTCCGTAGTTTGATATATTTGTTCTGGTTCTCATATACAATAAGTATAGGTCTAAAAGAATAAATGAGTCATAATGTTATAATAAAAACATAAAAAAAGACCCGCATTGCTGCGGGTCTTTCTATAGAGAACCTAACAAATATTAGGCGACGCTTGCAACCAACTTGACGAGCGAGTTGCCGTCAGTTAGAGCAGAGTCAAAGCGTTTGTGTGCTCTCCAGCCAACATTGCCTTCAGCAGCATACAGTTCGTTGAGGCGTTGTAGCGAGAAGCCACCACGATCACCGATTACGAAATGCTGTGGATATAGCAATGCACCCATTACGCCAGTTGTGGCCTGCCAAGTAGCAGGAGCGGCATAAGTGGTATATACTGGACGACCCAAGAACAAGTCTGGCTGACCAGCCTGTACAGAGACTTCCCACAGGTATGTACCAGCGGTAGAAGCCTTGAGTTGACGCATCTGTGAAGCAAGACCATCACCAACGATCCAGACTGCTTCTTGACGACGATTGCCTGGCATCTTGTAGTATGCAGCAAACATATTGTCTAGAAGAGCGGAACCAGTTGACGAGCCAAGGTTCTGGGACAGAGCAGCATTACCACCAGCAGTGGTGTAGCGTAGGATACCGCGTGGTTCAGCAGTGCCGGAACCAGAGACGAATGCTTTTTCTTCCAAGTTACCGAAGCCAACACCGATTTCAGCAGCGAGTGTGCTTTCTAAATCGGTAGAAGCGTCTTGTAGCAACTCTTCAGAGACCTTGATAAGAGCAGTGCCTTTATAAGCACCAAGAGTAGCAGAACTGAACGATACATCTGTTTCGCTGTATGAAGCAGATGGGTTCTGGTCCTTGAATACTGCGGTAACGCCAGAGCCAACGATTGGCAATGTGGTTGTGCTAGTGGTCTGAATGACACGAGCACCGATACGACGCATTACGCTGTTCTGTGCTAGAGTGCGTTGGATGGTGTTCAACAGGATTACTGGAACATTGACGCCACCTTCTGCACTGCTGAAACTGTTCAACTGGCGGAGTTCATCCATATTGCCAGTGCGAACATATGTCATAAATGCTGAACGATATTCATCATCACCTGCACTTGTTTTGCTATTGACGGCACGCTTGTCAAGAACTTCGCCCATCTTGCTGTTGATGGCATCAAAGCGAACTTCTGCTTCAATCTGCTTGGTCAGTTTGTTATATTCAAGTTCCAAAGAGTCATACTTTGCGTAGTCTCCTTCAGAGCGTTTATCAGAGGCAATATCCATAATGTTTTTCATCTGGGAATATACCTCGTTGCGGGTTTTTAGTAGATTACTCATACTTTTTCCTTATTTTATTGTTTAGTTTAGTTTTACTTATTGGCACGAGGTTTTGTGCCTCGTAAAAGATTTATTTGTTGTTTAGTGATAAGAACTTGAACTTCAGTTCATAGTCTTTGGTTTTATCAACTGTTATAACCGGTGTTTGTGGTGATGCTTCAACAATTTTATTGTCCAACTTCGGTTCTTCCTTGCGTACTTCCTGTTGTTTGACTTCATCACCCTTCTCTTTATCAAGATTTTCAATAAAGTCTTCATTACGCATAACAGATAGTGTTGTTTCATTATATGCTGGGTTGGCCACTACACTTACTTCACGCAAGTTGAGGCTTTCTATTTCGCGTATTTTTTCACCGCTGCGTATATAGTTTCTGCTTTTTGGTGTATTGAAGCCAAAACTAAAGCCACGCAAGTCTCCTCTTTCAGCAGATACAAGTGTATCATTGCCATAACTTGTTTCTGGAACATCTATTTTGACATAAAGTCCATCAGCCCTGTCTTCTAATGATAGGGTTCCAGCCGACTTACGACCGAGCAGATATGCTGGGTTATGCTCTTTAAAGGCTAATATATCATTGTTAGCCAAACTTTCACGCAATGCACCGGGCATTATAACTTCCTTGAACTTGTCGCCGGTTGATGTGCGAAGTTCATTGCTCATACTGTTATATACGATTGCTCTGCCGACGATGGTGCGTTTGTCTTTGTCAACCTTGACATCTTCCATCATATATGCTCTATATTCCAGATTATTTTTCATACATATAAATAGTATTATAGCGAAGAAACAGAACCAGTTGCTTGTGCTGTAGCACCTATAACACCAAAGTTTAGTGGTCTTACATAATCATCGCCACCCTTTTCTGCTGGAATGCTGATGCCACTGTCTTCTTCCTGATTGACCTGATTGCTGGTCATAACACCGTGTTCAAGGGCAAATCTATAATATTCTATGCGTGCTCTTACATCTCCACGCAACAGTCCATTTACATTAAAGTTTATATATGTTTCATCTTCATCATCCAATAACTGCTTTTGTATTTGCTGTTCTATGTTGGTAATGATTGGGTTCAATGTATAAGTAACAAACTCTATGGCTTCCATTTCTACGCTGGCATATGTAGGTGTGTTCTTGAGACCCAACATATGTAATGGAACTCTAAATATATCAGATGCTATGCGTTGAGCACTAAACTGCTTGTTTGCTATATATTCAGCATCTTGTGCTGTCATACCTGTGTTAGCAGTTTCAAGTTTGATTGTAGTTGGTAAGAATGCTGTCTTGCCAGAGTTTGTTCCGCTAAAGCCAGATTTCCATCCTGCTTTTAGTTTCTGCAACTCTTCTTCTTTCATATTACCCGGATAATATACAACACCTGCTGGTTTAGCAGCATTCTTTGCGATCTGTGTGCCTGCTTGTTCCAGTTCGCTGTATCCGTCAAATAATGTTCTAAATGTATCAACTGCACTCAATCCGTATATACCATTGCGTGTATATCCTTTGATATGTATGATCTGGTCGCTGTTATATTCTTTGTAATAGTTGGTGCCATCTGTGCTTACCATATTCATTCTATAGTATGGTAATCCATCTTCACGCACATCTACTTCTACAGAAATAGGGTTCATTGGAAATAGTTCAACAACAGTGCCATCATTTCTACGCACCTTTTGTATATACGCATTTCCAAACATCAACAGTTGTGTAACTGTCCACTGATAAAATGTAAAGTTTGTCTGAAATCCATTTGGTCTTTTGGTGATCAGATTATAGTATGGATGATCAACTGCTGGCTCGTGCCCTTTGCCAACTTTTCTGTTTAGTTGTATTGGCAGACTTGCAATAGTAGAAGACAGCAAGTTTACACAACCATATACAACACTTAACCTATCTACATTCTTACCATATCCAAATGCACTGTCCCAGTTTGATACAATATTACCGGGTATTGTATCACTTCTGGTCTCGGTTGATTGCTCAACCACTTTTTTGTTGATTTTGAGGAAGTCTAAAAATGCCATTTGTTATATAACTATAAGACTAATAATAAAAATAAGCGTTTTTATTCATTTTATATCCACGATACTTCGCCTATTCCAGAGGTATAGTTGTTCTTACTACACTCTTCTAAAGCCATAAGACTGGATATAACAAGGTCTATGCGTTCACGACTCTTGGCCTTGTCGGCCTTGGCATTGCCAGCAGCATCTACTTTTAGTATAACATTGCTCATACACCAACGCAATACAGGATGATTATCGTGAACAATGCCTTTACTTAATACAAGTCTTTCCATAGCACGCACAGGACTAGCCATACTGGCAAAGCCTTGACCAAATGCTATAACATTAAATCCACTTTCCATCAGTTTAGTACTTAAATAACTGCTATTCCATCTATCAATACATATGGCTGCTATATTATAATCTTTTGATAATGTATTTAGTGTATTTAATACATACTCATAATCTGTGGCATTACCCGGTGTGCTTATAAGACGATCTTGCTGCTGCCATAGTTCATATGGTACTTTATCTCTTCTGCTACGCATTTTTATGCCATCGGATGGACAAAATGGATAACTAAAAAGATAATATTTATCATTTTTGTAAAAACATAAACTTAAAGCGGTCAAGTCTGTTGTGCTGCTCAAGTCAAGACCAGCATAACAAGTTTCTCCTTTGAACTCTGTTATATCAATATCTTTCCCACATTCTGCCCATTGCGTATCACCAATCCAACTCTTTTGATGATCTATCCACGCATTTAGATATAATGTCTTGAACGCATTCTCAAATCGTGGAAACTCTTTTGCTCTGTTAAACTCTGTTCTAAAGAACTCCATACCAATAGTATGACCCAGACTTGGATTACATTTTTTCCAAGTTTCTTCTTTAGTCCAATCATCATCATCTTTTAGTCCATATATCCTAGCATAAAATGTATCATCTTTTATGATACCAGCATTTATTCTTTCACCGTGCTCAACCAGTTGATAAAGAAAACTTGCTTTGCTAAAGCCTGCTGTTGATATACTCAACATCAAAGGCTCTTTACGAGCACCCATACTTGTAACCATTGAGTTGTATAATGCATCATCTGGTGCCGCAAGAAGTTCATCAAATATAACAAAACTGGCATTGAGGCCAAGAGCAGTGTTAGCGTCTCTGGATAATACTTTAAATGTGCTACGAGTCTTTGGGTTATATAGTGCATTTTTATATATCTTTATTTGTTTAGATAAAACCCTTGATGTACATACCATATCACTGGCAATACTAAAAATAATGCGAGCCTGATCTCTGCTATTTGCGACGGCGTATATTTCTCCATTTGTTTCTCCAAACAATAGTTCATATAAGCATAATCCAGCACATAATGTGGTCTTGCCATTCTTTCTTGGAATAAGGATAAGACCATTTCTATATCTTCTACCACCGTCTTGTTTGTATGTTCCATATAATGCTGTTATGATCTCTTTCTGCCAACCAAGCAGATTGAACGGCGTGCCTGCGTGAGTGCCTTTGCCGTGCCGCAAGAATGTGCTAAAGAACTTCTCTATGCGGTCTGGTATCTTATTATCAACTATATACTCAACGCTCATTTACTTTTTTGGCAAATGTTTCAGCGTCATTTTTATTTGGAAACATAAGTTGTATCAATCCATCAGACTTATTGACATTTACAACATTATGCATTTGAGCAAGTGAATATACTTCTTCATATGTGTGAAAATGCACAAGCGGAACTGTAACCAAGTGAACCTTGATATACAATACTCCATTATCAAACATTTCTATATCTTTGTTGTCTGGTATTTGCTTCATATTTTATTCTTCGTTCTGTAAAAACTGTTGGATCTCATCAACTTCTTCAACTTTGGCTATACGCAACTTTGCTCGTGCTGATGGTGTAATGCCAAGTTCTTTTGCTAAACTCAATACGCTTGCGGTAAGATCATTCTGTAATCTTTCATCCGCAAACTCTTTATTATCCTTCTGTGATATAACTTGTAGTCTATCCAGTTGAGATGAGAATATAGCAAGCACATTTTGATCACATCTTCCAGCAATACCAAGTTTTACAATCTCGTCTGATGTATTTTTATAAATCTTCTTGGCATTCTTATTTAGCCAACTTGGTGCCTTTGGCACAATACCATCGCTTACTGGCTTTGGTCTTTTATCGCTGGTATTTATGGAATGTATGTTATGTATTGGACCGGGCATAAATCTTATAGTATCTTTTAGATATATATATCCAGTAATCTTAAAAAATGCCAAATCATCCTAAAACAAACAAGATAAGCAGGCTAAACACACATAAACAACCTGAAAATAGACCAAATGCAGGTGATCGTGGATATGATAATAGTTGGCGTAAAGTGCGAAAGTATCATCTATTGCACAATCCATTATGCGAAGACTGTGCTAAACAAGGATTATATACAGGAGCAACTGATGTACATCATATCAAAAAGTTGGCAGATCATCCAGAACTGAGAGATAATCCAGATAATCTTATGAGCCTATGTCATAGTTGTCATAGTATTAGAACAGCAAAAGGTGAATAGTTATATATTTATCTTATATGGCATCATATATACCCACAGTAGAAACAGCAAACAACGCCAAGATGGCATTAAAGGTTCGTGAAGAAAAACCAGACAGCCAAAAAGGTATGACAAGTGTTGGTCTTGCTCGTGCTCGTGATCTTGCCAACCGCAGACCATTGAGTGAAGAAACTGTGCGTAGAATGAAAGCATATTTTGATCGCCACGAGATTGACAAACAAGGAAGCACTTGGAATGAACAAGGCAAAGGTTGGCAAGCGTGGAATGGTTGGGGAGGCGACGCTGGCAGAAGTTGGGCCAATAGAATAGTCGCTGAACTAAACAAACAAGAACGCCATATGGGCGAAGAACATTATGACGACGAGAGTGATGATAAAAGTTATTCTCGTAGTATGTATAAGAAAACAATCAAACTATAAAGGAAATATATGCCCGCCGTATCAGAAGCCCAAAAGAACTTTTTTAGACTTGTCAATGCCTATAAAAAAGGCGGACTAAAGAAAAGCGAAGTATCTAAAGA